GAAACAATTAATGACAATTATAACCGACCACCAATAGGTCCCATACAAAGAGGACTGTATTGTAGTGTTTGCGATGCTGTAGGCCCAGAGGATCATAGAGAAGATTGCGATACACCTTTACCGGAAAGTTTGATGCTTACAGTGAAAGGATTAAAAGATTACATTCTAGTTCCAAGTTACAGCGGATACCTAGATGACATCAAAGATAAAATCAATGAAGGAATCATATCACAGGAAGAACTTAATGAAAAAGTTTTATTATTAGACGATGAAATTTCTCCCGATGAAATTTTAAATGAAGAGAATGAAAATATTTTGACAGAGATTTCTTTTGATTCAGGCGGTGTTTTTAAAAAGAGAGGTCCTAAAAAATTAGCAGCTAAAACTTCAACAACACAATTTTTGAATAATGTTATAATATCTTATCAAAAATCTGATAATAAGACGTCTATCAGAATAAGTAAAAATGGTCTTATAAATTTAATTAACGTACCGGAAGACCCGGGAGAGTACAATGACATGGTATCTGAATTAATTGAGAGGTTAAAAGATTCTGACGTAATAGATAAGGAAGCTTTAAAAGATGCAACTGATGAATCAGAATACAAATTATTTGACAAATATTCCTATGTCCATTCAATGTCCGGTCAGTTTACACTTGAAAATTTCAACGGGAAACAGGTAGATTTTGAAAACTTAGACAATTTAATAAGCCCATTTGATTCTTCTGGAGAGATAATATCTAGTAGTATCACTGAAGTAGAAACTACTACATCCGGTAAAAAAGTAATAATTTTCGACGGCATTCGTATAATAGATTGGGAATATTCTTTGGGTAGAATGACTCGTACAGGAGTAATGTCTAAAGAATACATTCGTTTTGTAAATACTCCAGCCCCAGGATTAAAGATGACGTGTATAATAAATAAATATGGAACTATCACTATGACATTATCTAGATGTAGCGATAAAAATATACAACAAGGATTATGTCAAGAGGGTAATACATCTATTAAAAAAGAATTATTTGAAAATGTAGTAATGTCATTCAATGAATTATTCAGAAAGCAAGAAGACATTCTTACAAATAAAGCAATAGACAAGATTTCCAAGGAAATCAAAGCTTATAACACTGTATCTGGAAATGCCGTTCCATCATCTGTGTGCAGAAATACACAGACAAGAGTAGACGACGATGGAAATACATGGAAAGAAGGAAAAAGGCCAGATCCATATTCCTGGAGCGGTACTTGCCCAGATCCCAATTATCAATATCTAAGCCCAGAAGGAGTACAGGGCCCGGACGGACTTTGGTATCCATGTTGTAAAGCAAAAAGTGAAAAATCAATTCAGCTTATGAGAGATTATCTAATAAAAGGCTTTCCAAGAAATCAAGTCGAAGCTGAGAAATACAGTATAATAGATGGAGAAGACTTTGGTTCTGGAATTTTGATACCTGATAGTAACGCTCCTGGTTCAACAGCTGAAATTTCTTTAAATGGGGAAAATGAAACTGTAACTGTAATTAAGAAAAAAAGTAAGAAGTCTAATGACTACACTGTTAGGACACAGGATGGAGAAATTATCACAGTTCAAGGAGAAGCATTTAAAAGAGACACAAGAGTATTTCCAGGATTGAATACATTCGATAAAAATCAGTTGATAGATTGCGTCAAACTTAATCTTAAAAAATTAAATCTTGTTGTAAATCAGGATGGTAATTTAATTAAAAATAAAATTTCAGAATTAAATGAAAAGAATTTACCTGAGAACTCGGCAATTTTCAACAGTTTAAATGTTTCAATTAGTAAAAGAAATCTTACAATGTCTAGTATTAATTTATTCAAAACAGTTCCATTTGTAGTAAAATCTGTACCTGGTAATAGTTACCCATTTTTCCTGTGTCTTGGACCTGGCGGAAATTTTTACATCAATTTAGAACTAAATAGTATAGATTCTGAAATTTCTAATAAATTTGACACTGATATAGTATTATTCGGATATCTAAGAAAGAATGAGATAGAAAATGTAAATGAATTTCACATAATTGATTTAGTTTATTATGAAGAATCTTATACATCAGTTCCATTTAATAGAAGAAATCAAACGATATCAGAGTTACAAAATTCTACATTAAATAGCATCTCAGATGAAATTATTGCCTTCCCTGATTTTTTTACGGATGTAATAGAAGGTAGTAATTATTTTACATCTGAAAATAAAATGAACACATTGATATTTATAAATGAGAGTATATGTGATTACATAACGTGGGGTGAAAAAGACATTACCGACGACATAATTGAACTTCAAGTATTAGAACTTACAAAAGGTTCAATTATTAAATTCGGACACAGTAACGTGTCTTTCCCCGAAGGGTTAAATTTTCTTAATAAGTATGAATTTACAAAAAGAGAAATTCCAGATAAATTACTACGAGGTGATTATGTTAAAGTTAAAATTAACAGGGATTCCTCTGGAAATATCGTTCCTAAACGCAAGATAAGTATATTGGGTAAAACAGAGAGAAAAGAAATGTATGACACGGTTTTAAATATTTTGTACACTAAATTCAGACCGCTTGATATATCCCTTTTCAGCGACCCTGATGAATGGTACATTTCTCAGGACATTACATTAGTAAATTCTGGAACTGTTTTAAAACTTTCAAATGCTGAGTAGATGCGTTAAAAATTTAAATAATTCGTTAACATTGATATTATCACTGATGAATTCAATTTCTATTTGAAACTTTTCATCAGTGTTATCATTATTTTTGAACATTCTAGTTTCTGGAAAGTATTGGACTGATGTTATAGCTGTAAAATCTACTCTAAATAATGAATTTGGTTCAGTGAAAGAAATGCGGTATTTTCTTTTTGTATCACCGGTGGTGTTAGATTTCATCACTCGCGTTTCAGTAGACAAAGAAAATCGAGTATCAAAGGACAACACGTTAGCAATTGCGATGTCTACATTTGATAATCTATTCTTGATCACGCTTTCATATTGTATAAATCTTCCAAAGTCATATGAATATATGTATCGTGTTCTGATACCTTGATCGTAGATGTCTATAAAATCTGAGATTTCCTTCTTAAATCCAAATCTTTCGATTACATTTAAAATTTTTTCAAAATCTGTTCTTGATAAAATGGGATTGAAAAAAGTTTTTCCCGTTTTATTTATTTTACCAAGTCTCATTTCAACTTCAATGTCTTTTGTCGTGTTTACATTTTTAATCATCTCCTCAATTTTAAAGATGTCTTGTTGATTTAATAGTTTAACATTTTCTGAGGCGGCTATACATTTGAACAATTTAGCCTTTGAAGAATGTTCGAGTATAATACGATAAGCTTTTTCATTGTCTGGATTGAGAAAAGCGATAATATTGTCTACATTTACTGGATTTTTAAAGCTTCGCATAACATTCAAGACAGTTCTTATAGCATTTGGTCTTGTTTTATCTGTTCTTGGGTTTCTCCACTTAAAATCTGCGGAAAATTCATGTACGGATCCAGATTTTACAGATGCTGGAACATTTACAACAATGGGTCTACCACGATCTTGAAAAATTTCTAATGTATTGCCCTTTACAACCTGGACGTTAGCTGTTGTATCCGTAATTTTAACTATTTTTAAATCAACTGTCTGTTCCGCGGGAGGTTTCCATTTGTATTGTCCTGTAAGTAGATTATTCCAATTTCCAATTGTATACAATGTGTCCGCGGCGGTAAAAATCAGACCGTCTAGTTCTAATTTACCCCTAAATTTGTCCGCATTTTGCTTTATATTAGCGATGTAATCATAATAAAATTTGCGATGTTGTTTCAATTGTGTCTGAATCCATCCAGAACCTATTGCATTGTATAGCGGTAATGTAGCAGACAATAGACTATCAATAAAATAAATTGGCTTGAGCTCAATATTGAAGAAATTTACAGATTTAAAAGCATCTGGTAATAGTGGTTCTCCGTTGTTAAATTGAGTCAAATTTGGATCTATCATTTTAGCAAGAATGTCATATCTTGATATATAAGGCCATGGTTCACTACGGAGTCTATTATCTTCTGGAACCATCATAGAAAAAGATTGTCCTGTTACTTTTTTGCCGTCAGAGTCGATATAAATTTTTTCAGGTCCAAATAAAATGTCGAATATCATAAAAGAAACACCCCTTATTTTTACAGGGTCCAGTTCTCTATGAGGTTTACCATTGATGTCAAAAAATACTAATTCTCCATCTAAAAGCATTTCAGGAGTATTTACATCCGGTAAATTGAAATTTGATATAACATTTAGTTTCATGTTGCGGTCTACAAAACACACCTTTCTTTGTTTTATATTCGCTACACCAGTGTCAGGACCGATGTACATAAGATATCTTGTTCCATCAACTTTCTGAGTAACAGTATATTTTGATCTACCATTCGGACCCTTAATCATTAAATTTGGCATGTCTGTTTTCTCTAAGGTAATAGGCATTCCTCCAATAAATTTGGACATATCAAAGTTTTCATTTTTAGATAGAAAGTTTTTAACAAGTTTATTGAATTGTTCTTCTACCTTGGGATCTTTAAATGGTTCCATTGATGGGTATGTATTAATTATACATTACATTATCTTTTTAATTTTAATATTAATTATTTTTTGCAATAAAGTATCAGTAATGTAATGATAAGAAAACATACATTTAGTCTATATTCTCTAAATTCTGCGCTTGATTTACAAATTAAATAGGCTTTATACCAGCCCATTTTATCGTCTCTAAGTCCTTGTATATTAGTAGTAAGTCTATGAGCCCATAACGGTGCCCCTTCCCAGTTTTTGAAATTTTCTGTCTCAGATAAAACTTGGACAATAAGGGGTTCGTGATACACTAATACATTTTGTTCTGAAAAATATACAGCATCAACGTGTCCGATAAATTTTTTATTTAACATTAATTTTTGAACATTGTCCCTGGTTTTTTTAGATATAATCTGAGCTTGTGTATGGGCCATTGGATGAGTCTCGTAAAACATTTCGTCTTTTTTAGTGAAAAAACCAAGCGATCCCATAGAAATGATCGTAAAATCATTAGAACCGATATATCTGTCTATTTTTTTATAGTGTATCGGATTATAGTTTAGAACTTCTGCGTCATCTTCTAGAATTATAACATTCCCGTAATTTTTAGAATACTCAAACGCTGTGTAATAAGCATGTGTTAAATCCTCTACAGTTCTTTTGATAGTATCCGGTTTTTTACAAGCCTTGTATCCTTTGTTTATTTGAAATATAGTTTTCTTTGATAAATTAAGAAGAAGAGGGTCCTTCTTAAACCTTTCAGAATCTTTCATTGTTAAAACGATTGTTAAATCGACATTTTTGAAAAGCGGATTTTGACTTTCAGCAATATTTTCATATGAATAACAATTAGTCATTTATTTATATGAAACTATTTTAAATTTAATTATTATTTATCTCATTTCTGGAGGAATGTAAGGATATCCAAGAAAATCAAAGATGTCTCGCTCTGTTTCTGGAAATTCTTTTTCTATAATAGTCAGGTACTCAGTTTGGGTCACTTTTGTACCAGTAGGGGACTTTTTAGTTAAGTTCTGTTCATTCAGTGAATAGCGTTTATCAAGAGCAAATTTTCTCATTTTCACATTAAATTCTTTAGAACCTGTTGTGAAAAGTATAGCAAATGGAAATGTTTCTCTAGGATGATAAAAGATGTCGAGGTGACGGTAGTATTCATCAATACGGGCAACAGCCATTATCTTAGTGGGACCTTTCGCAAGTGTATTAGTTTTTTCTATTACACCCCTTTTAACTAAATTGTTATAAAATGTATTCATTACTCTTGAATTTTTAACATCGGTTGTAATTAAGGCGTCAATGTCTCCAGAGTCGGGAGTTTTCCTACGATAAGAACCGGCAAGTATAAGTTCACCTGTTGTACCTAATTCAGTCATTGTCTCTTTAAAAATTTCTATTAGTTTTTCATTCCAAGCGTCCATTTCCTTGCGAGGAATTCTGCGCATCAAGTCTTCATAATGTTTTAGACCAATTGCTTGTTTTTCATTTAGGGTGTCTTTATTCACTGAATATAAGTACTTCAGTTCTTCAACTGTAGTAATTTCCTCTGCGTCGTATATTTTTGCTGCTGTACTTGGTCCAATATTTGGAACTTTGGTAAGATTTTCAATGGCAAGAGATCTCTGGTCTTGTTCCGTAAGAGATATCCCATCAGTTTGTCCTGTTTTTAGAATGCTGTCTATCTTCTGTAGGATAGAGCTTTTCCATGTTCCATTCTTAGCTTTAAAGTTTTCTTCACCCGCTAATTTCATGTCTCCTTCTCTTAGAACCCTGATGTAGTCTTCTACTAAATTTAAGTTCATGGAGTCTTTTAGAATTTCATTTGCTTGTTTATAACTTTTAACTTTAAAAGTCCAGTTTGCTTCTTTTTCAGAAACTATTTTCGCGATTAGTTTAGACAAAATCTTTTTAACATCTTTAACAGGTACATTCATTTTTTTCTGAATATGCATGTCATCGCGAATTCCTCTATAAACTGGATGACGTGGTACACCTTCATTTGTCATCTCCATATAACTGAATGAAATTACGCTACCTACGGGCATAAAGTCTGATGAGTTTGGATTGTTATAATTCTCTCTCTGCGCGTCATTTAAACCTGTTCCTATCTGTGTGAAAATACCATTTGGTTTACCGTCTGTCATTAATTCACACTTCAAAGAACCAAGCATACCGATGTATTTTCCATCACCAGGAATATATTCTCGAAGTATACACTCGGAGTCTTCTTTAATTTTATACTTAAGCATGTATTTACTTCTTTTAGTTTGATAGGGCGAACCTGAAGCTCTTAGCATGATACCTTCTGCTCCCTCCGAAGTTAATTTAGTATACAAATTCATAAGTTGTTCCATTGTTTTAATTTTAACTTGTTCTGTGAACTGAAGAGGAAATAATTTTTTACCGGGATATGCTAATTTATTCCAACATACTTTGCGATCCTTAACAATAGTTTGTAGAAAAGCCATTCTTCTTTCAAATGGTCGAGGATCATTGGGAATATCAAACACTTTGAAAACGACGGGCGGATCAGTGTCTCCAGCCCAAATGTTCTCAATTTGTTCTGCTGTGTAACTCTTACCTGGTTTAATTGTAGAAAGTCTGCTTGTTTTCTGGAAAAGACCTCTACCGATCCATATTTCTCCATCTAGCGGTATACCAGGTGGTAGCGTATTTTTAAACCATTCCGGCACATAAGTGTAAACTTTTGGTTTACCAACACCTGAACCACGTGATATCATTTTCTCTCCATCCCATAATGCCCGAATGCCGTCCCATTTTTCAGATGCCCACCAACCAATTGGCGGCGCCGATATATTCAGCTTTTTAGACAGTTCATCTGTTAATTTTATAATATCTCCAGTCTTGTTATCATATAAATTTTGTGCTGTCATAACTTTTAAATTGTCGACATACGTTTTGTCATCGGTCGTAGAAATTACCTGAATTTCCGGATAAACTGCTTTGTAAACTCCAGCACAAACGTTCTTCTCTTTGTATTTTACAAAATCTTCAAAAGTATCAAAACCGGATCTGAGTGCTAAATTTGTAAGACACTCTTTCAGTTTCTCAACCTGCATATTATACAGTTTATAATATATTTATTTAAATGTATTAAGAAATGTATTTTTTTGCAATTAATTAGCATCCATTTGTTCCGTGATTATTTTAATATCTGGTACATCGACTTCATCCTTAAGATTTGAAATTATTTCTTCCTGTGATGGTCTACGAGAATATTTATTTTGAAATGCGCCTACAAAACCGGATACCTTTGAAATTTTTTCGTCGTATATCTGTTTTTCAGTGATTAATTTTTCAATTTTATTTTTCTCAAAGATATCAATTTCGGAAGGTTTTTCAGAGCGTTTATATACTACATCTTTTAAAGAATTAATTTCGTTGAAAAGCTCTGGTTTAATAAGTTTATTAAAATTTTTATTTTTACGGAGAACGTCGTTTTTGTCTATTCCAGTCGTTAATTGTTTTCTAAACATATCTACAATACCTTTGTCTATACCAGGACAAGTTTCCATGAGTCTGTCAAATTCATCACGTGATGTTTTCATAAAATAATTAACATCAGGTCTCTCTTCAGGTGCTTTAATTAATTCTATACGTAAACTTCTGTGAAATTTATCCCATGCTACACTTGCTGTCCTGTGACTTTCTGTAAGTTCATTTAATTTTAAAAATTGACCTACAGTGGTTATAATTCCTGCTAATATATTCACACTTCCTATAATAACAGAACAGATGTCTTGATATTCTTCAGGTACTCTTTCTAATGCAAAATTAGCAGTACCTGTTAAAGTAGACATTATAATAACGGGAATAGTAAACATATTTCTTTTACCCGAATACTTCAAATAAGATTTATCATGTAACCATTTGTAACAGGCAGCTTTATCCGCCCAATCTACAAAAATGGAATCATGGTGAGGCTCCCAGATTACTTCTCTGTAAGTTTCACTTGCTGACATTTATAAAATGTAAAATAATTTATTTAGTAATTAATAACTTAAAATGTCAAGTGAAGACTTTATTAAAATTGAAGATTATAAGAACGACATTACTAGGATAATAGAAGAAATAGATGATAAATGTATACAATTAGACTCGATCTATAAAAGATACATCAAACAGACAGAGATAAGCTCAGAATTTACAATGTCTTTAGACACTTTATTTTTTCAAATTTCTTTGACTAAAAGAGATGCTCATAATTATACAGAGTTATTTAATCTCTTTTTGTATCAGATGTATGGACAATATTACAAACTTTTA